GGGACATCTGGGGGCCCTCGGGCTACCCACCTAGAACAAGTCTAGGCTAGATCATGGTGTCCTAGACACTCATGAGGATTTTACATTATGACAACACGTAACTTGACTTCTTCGAAGACAAGACCTATACAATCTTTCGCTAACACTTGCCAGACTAAGTCTGGTAGTTTGCTATACGAGAGAAAGTATGACTATTTAGTTTCGACTAATAGCCCCTTCATAAAAGGAAAGATCCGATTAAAGCAAAACACTTTAAACCGGAAACTCTCTCTAATGACGGATCAAGGTATCACTGTTTCGGGCTCTAAAGGCTCGTGCAGTATGACGTGGAAAACGGCTAGTGTATTTCCGAACGACTATTCGTTCTCTAATCTCCTCGCGCCTTCCCTAAGAAATGTTACCGATGCTGCTGTGTCCAAGTGGTACTCTTCCCTCAACGAGGTGAAGATAAATACCGCTGAGATGTTTGCAACTCGAAAACAAACGATCAGCATGATTGCTGGTCGTGCTAGGGATTTAGCGTTTCTCTATCGGTCCCTTAAGAGGGGGACTAATCCGTTTCAAGGTAATCGTAGTATCAATCCTAAGAATGCGTCTGCCATTTGGCTGGAACACTCTTATGGATGGTCTCCTTTATTGGGAGATGTATATACGGCAATGGAGTATCAAAAACTTGATCCTCCGCCGTTAATACATAAGAAAGGAAAATCGGAGCATATTTTTCTTGAGAAAGAATTGTCTGCTTCTGTTGCCTTTCCTGGATACATTCGAGAGTCTAAGTGGGAGATACAGGGTAAGACAGCCGTACAAGTACGTGCTGAAATTATCGTTGTAGATCCGTCCGTAGCATTTGCTAGGACACTTGGACTCCAAGATCCCGCGCTTTTAGCTTGGGAACTTTTACCTTACTCCTTCGTCGTCGATTGGTTTTTGCCAATCGGTCCCTGGTTGGAAGCTCAGAATGCTCTTTTAGGGCTTTCTGTTCGCAACCCATCAGTGACAAAGACGAGTGTTTACTTTTCTTCATGTAGATGTTACGCCAGAGGCAGTAACCCCTATATTGAAGATATAAAAGGATACGGATCCGCTGTTTTGAACGGACGAGAGAAGTCCCGTGTTCTGACTTTGCCTTCTTTACCTTTACCAAAGTTAAAGAATCCATTATCAGTCACACATGCTCTTAACGCGATAGCACTCTTAGGTGTCCAGTTTGGACGTAGATAATCACTTCTTCTGGAGCAAAGCTCATGGCCCAAATGGGTAACTTAACACTGGCCGATGGTCAGTCCACACCGGTGAATCACACCTTTTCCGTCATCACAGCTCAAGCAGGTACAGACGTACCTGCGAAGTGGCGCGATATTGCATCTTATGCGACTCCCATTGGACAATTCAATTTGTCAATGCTGGTTCGTCGTACTTCGAATGCTGATAAAGTTTCACTAAAGCTAACGATGCCTGGAATGAGCACAGACGGTACAATGACTAAGATCCATACTAGCTTAGCTACTGCAGATTTCATTTTGCCAGATACGGCCGATGCGCAACAGCGCAAAGACCTTCTTGCATTTATGAAAAATGCTTTCGCTAACAGTATCATCCAAGATGCTGTCCATAATGGTAGCCCTGCTTACTAAAGCTGGGTTTTCCGGGAACAGAGGATCATCAAATGACCGTCAATATCTCAACCAAGTTGGATATGTTTGATCTTCAAAAGATCATAACAAAAAGTGCTCTCCGTATGTTCGAGTCGTTAAATACCCCTATCTCTCTGAGTTGTTACATCTTGTTGAAAAACAAAGAATATAAACAACTTGTTGAGAAGGACATTAGCCCTCTTTCATATAACACTGCCTGGGACTTCCAAAAAGATAACCAGTCAATCTCATTCCTGAAGAAAAATTCAATTTTTCCTACAGGAGTTGATCTTGATGATGTTGCCTTCAAGAAGTTTATGGAGGCCGATGAAAGTTGTCGTCAAACTAATGCGAACCTTGATAAGATTCTTCGTACCGAAGTGTACGCACGTCATATTCTTCATATGGCGGCGCGAAAAATCGATGAATATCTCGCTTGTGTTCGTGTCAGTATGGATGACCTTCGATTCGGTCCAGGAGCGTCTAGCTCCTGCAGTAGTGATTCTATCTCCGTACCGGGGAAATTACTGAGTACGTTAGACTGTTCGTTTAGTGCCCGATGGCTTATACCGAAGGTTCTTTCAATCCCAGGCTTTTTTAAAGCTTCAAGATCAAAGGAATCAGATGGTACAAGCTACTCGAGCCTAACACCTCCTCAAGTTCAGATTGTTAACTCTAATCGTCTTATTTTTGTTCCTAAGAACTCCAAGACGAATAGAGCAATCTGTATAGAACCTCATGTTAATATCATGGGTCAGCTTATGGTAGGTGCAGCCTTACGGCGCGCACTTTTCCTTGCTGGCAATGATCTTAACGGTAAAGCAGAGAAGATTAACATCTCCCTTGCTCGACGAGGATCTATCGATGGAAGCTACGCAACCATCGATCTTGAGTCCGCTTCTGATACTATCAGCTATGCACTTGTAAGAAAAATCTTACCAGAAAAATGGTTCGAACTATTAGCTACCCTTCGCTCAGAGTATACTACACTCCCGGATGGAACAACTCATTTTAATGAGAAATTTTCATCCATGGGTAATGGTTTTACTTTTGAGCTTGAGTCCCTAATTTTCTACTCCATTGCACAAGCTGTAAAGGACTTTGAAAAATGCTCAGGAACAGTAAGTGTTTTTGGCGATGATATCGTTTGCCCAACAGAAATTGCTGGAAAAATTATATCTGTTCTTACCACCTTTGGTTTTAAGACCAATGAGAAGAAGACCTTCGTCACAGGACCCTTTCGGGAGTCATGTGGTTCAGATTTCTTCAACGGTGTTAATGTACGTGCCTATCACTTTAAAGGAGAATATCCTTATGTTTCGGACCTTTTTAAAGTACTTAATGGTATACGTCATTCAGCTAGTCGCTTTTGTTTGCTTAATGGTCCTGACGGCCCATTTTGCGATTCAATCCTGCGCCCAGCCTGGAACGTTATCTTCCAATCCATACCAAAAGACATTCGTTTGTTTGGCC